CACATATCAGCAGTAACACTTTCAAACTTGCCTTCCATCTCATAACGTTTATTCATTGTACTTGCAATCTCTTTACATTTAGGATCAATGTCAATGCTTGTAATATGTTTTATTCCAAGTTCACTGTTAAACATCATAGCCGCCAATACACCGTTCCATCCGCCATGTATTACAAATTCTGCATTTCTAATTGACTTATGCTTTTCAAGTTCTTCAATTAGCCACAGCTTACTTTTAATCTGACCGTCCCAGAAACTTTCAAGTGTGCGTTCCTTATCTTCGCTGTTGCGTATTGCGTCCATCCAGAACTTTATATCATGTATATCTATTTTCATTAAAAGCCTATTCTTATTCCTATATTATGATTATCTCTAATAACATCATAATTATAAACAATGTTATACGTATGCCATATAGCTCTGTACTTCTCAGGTATCATCTTAGTTGCTTCATAGTGTGCAAATCCTCTAGCAATAAAATAAGTTATAACTTGAAACTCATTTGGGTGTTTACCTAATATTTTATTCTTCTCATAATAATTGTCATTGTTTGCTATTTCTAAAGTTTGTAACATATCTATTGTTTGTAATATATTAAAAGCAATTATACCTTTCTTATCAGTTTCTGTTAATGGTTCTTTGTAATACTTTGATAGTTCTATTGCCTTTGCATCTTTGTATATTACAATACCAATAAACAAAACAAATATTGTTAATAATGTTCTTAAAGGTTTCATTTTCTAACTTTCTTGTTGTACTCCAATGCTTCTTTTAACAAAGTCAAATCAACTCCACATTGTTTTGCTGTGTAAATTAATGCCTGGATATCCTTAGGAAAACAATGCCCACCAAAGCCTCTTTCCTTTGTAACACTGGTATGGCTTGTACCTATACGTTTATCTGCACCTACACCTGTTGCTACTGCGTCATAGTTAATACCCGTTGCTTCACATAAATCATATACTTGATTAAAGAAAGAAACCTTGTTTGCTAAAAAACTATTTCTAAAATATTTTACTAATATTAATTCTCTTGGATCTGCAATACCAATGTTTATCTTTCCTAATACGTTTACAAATATTCCTTGCCAGAAGTTTATGTTTCCTCCGCCAAACATAAAGTCCTTTGTTTCTAATAAATCTTGTTCTGCTGTGTTGTTACGCAAGAACTCTGGGCTAAATGTTATTTCTCTATCTGGGAAATGTTCTATAAGTGTTTCCCAACCTTCTAAACTAATTGTACTTTTTATGATAACAGGCACATTAGGTGAACGTTCTATTACATCATATACACTATTAACCATACAAGCACCATTTTCAAACGATGGTGTTGCTGTACACACAATAAGTCCTTTGGTATCCTTACTCATAGTATCATATCCCTTGAAAGGATCATATATTTCTATGTCGTAATGGTTTCCAAACACCTTGTGGTGTGCTTTTCCTACTGCTCCATATCCTGCTATAGTTAACTTCATGTTCTCTCCACGAACTGTTCGTTTAATTTGTCAAAACTTCCGCATTGTTTTGAACATTCTTTAAGCCCTGTAGTATTCCAACACCCTGCAATCAAGTCAAAGTAACCACTTGCAAATATATCCTTTAGTGATGTGTTGTTTAAGTTAGGCCATATCTTAATTTTATTCAAGTAATCTATTCTATTCTCATGTGATGGTGGATAAAATTGTTGATCTAACCAACAGCAAGGAGTAACTGTACCTAATGCACTTACATATAACATACTATCCTTAACTGCTTTACATTTTATAGTAGGAAGTACTTCTGCTGATGCTTGTTTTACCTTGCTTGTCATCTCTATACTTTTCTTAGATGGATACAAAGTATCTATTTGCTGTCCTTGTTCATTTAATACAGCAAACTTTCCGTCCTTGAAACGTGTTGTGTGTTTGACAGAGAAGTTTTCCATACCTAAACGTTTAGAAAGCTCTCTACAATCATCAATCTGATGTTGATTGTGATCAAATACTAACATATCCCATCTTGCTTTACCACCTGCATCTACAAAAGTCATAACATTGTGTATAATCTTCTTCCAGTCTGTGTTAATTCTATATTTTGCGTGTGTGTCTGCTAATCCGTCTATACCAAACACTACATTTACATTTAATTTTGCAAGTTCCTTCCACCATTTGTCTGTACGTCCACTGCCGTTGGTGTGCATTTGCAATCCCATTGTAGGATTTGCTTCACGCAAGTACTCATATATCTGTAGTGTGTCCTTTGCAACTATAGGATCACCTAAGTTACCACACATTCCTAAATGATTCAACTGTTTTATAAAATCTATATCAAACCATTCCATAAATTTGTCAATGCTTATTTCATCTAACCCCATAAAAGGATTTAACGGACCGCCATTCATTCTTCTAGCACACATAGGACACTTTGCCTGACACCTACTAGTGACTTCCAAGTGTATTGCTCTTATGTCCGTTAGCTTATACATTACTTTTGATTAAACTTTCTCATTGTTGCTTCTATTGTTTTCTCGTTGTTGATTCCTACGTTCACAACTAACCAATAACTATCTGTAAAACTGCTGTTGAACAAGTAGTGCATTTTTAAGGTATCTAAGAAATACATTCTACCTACGTCCCAATGTAGCTGTTGTCCATCAAGTATAAAATTAAACTGTGGAGGATTAACATTACGCAAAGGCATTATTAATCTAAACGTATCAATTTGTTCTCCTGAATAATCCCAGTCCCTGTGTGGTGGAAAAAATCCTCCTGGACCAAACTTTAAAAAGTGTGTTCTATAATAATAGCCTTCCCATGGTTCTAATATTTCTTTAATTTGATCGTTGAACACTGGAGTAGGAACATTGAAGTCTTTTTCACCCCATGTTGTACCATGCTCCTTGTTATATTCGTACAAGCTATCTAAATCAATACCATTAAAAGTTCCGTCTGAACTTGTAACACTTAATCCCCAACGATTAACATCTTTACGTGGATTGTATTTTTGCCATTCAAAGGTATCGATCCAACTTATTAGCTTTTCAGCATCAGTTGTAACTTCTAATTCTACTTGATTGCCATACTGGCTTAAATCCCTATAGTCCATTACTATTACTTATCGTCCTTTCTTTTGGTATTTTACTATCTGCACTACTAACACAGGTTGGAGTTATGCACGGCATTGGTGCTTTAAACAGCTCAAATCCGTCGTCTAACGTGCCTAAAGGCTCATCATGGCAACTATATGCACGTTTTACTTCTCCACCTGGTTCTCGTATAATACAGCTTTGATAACCAGCCCAACAGTTCCAATCTTTGAACTTGTTAAAGCCAAAAGCATTTAATCTTTCTGCTTGGTCAATCCAATATTCTACTCCATTAGCATCTTGTAACCGCATTTGTTTTTCATCTTGTTGTGAGTCCTGCTGTAGTATATTTTTTTGCTCTTCGGTGTAGCCCGAGACGACAAAACTAGCAGTAGGATCAGACTGAGGCTTAAGAGTAACATGAAGACCCCTGCCAATAAACCTATTACATCTATCATAATATTCCTCCCAATGTTCAGGTACCATTACCTGATTAATAGTGACACCAACATCATTATCCTGTAAGAATAATAATTTGTCACCGAATTCTTTTTCATTTGAAAACTCTGCATGATAACTTGCAGTAATTGTTCTTCTGTCCATAATATGCGTTGCGTCGAGCCAGCGTTGCCACCAGCGTTTCGCAGGACTGCAATTACTTGTCAAGTGTATGCTTAAATATTTGCTTTCATAATCTTCATAATGTTTTACTAAATCTAAAAACTTTTTATATGCTGTAGGTTCACCACCACTAAAACTAAAATGAAATTTGTTAAAGCCATTTTCTCTAGCTTGACGTTTAATTTCATCTATTGTTCTAGTGTATACCTCAAATGGTCTGTGGTCAACTTTACTGCTTCTAGCATATGGCCAACAATAGCTACAATTATAATTACAAAAACGTCCAAGGATCCAGCTTACGTTAAAGACGCCTTTGTCTAACATATTCTTATGTCCTAGTTTTGTAATATCTTTAAATGGTATCATTACTTTCTTCTAAATGGAACCTTTCTTGTAGCCAATCAAAGTCGTTTATTAACCGAAGGTCAGACCCCCGAGAAAGGCCAAACTGCATACCAGCATTAGCACCTCGAATCGCAAAGTCACAAAAGTCTCCATGTGCTTCAGTAGTCCATATTTTAAGTCTTTCATTTGTTTCTCCTTCTTCTTGTCTATCAATTACTTTGCTACTTAATTTTGCACATTCTCTAAAAGCACTTTTCCAAGTGCTAAATTCATCTGTGTTAAATTTAGTAACATTACTCACGATTGGCATAGCCTTAAACCTATCACTTATACTGGTAGTCATATCAGTACTGCTAACGTCTACGTTCATAGTGAGTCGTCGTGGTAGGAGTTTAACACCACCATAACCATAGACTAAATTGTTGATAGGATTTCGGCTACGCCAAACATGGACACAATCTAAATCATAATCACTTACTTTATGATCTAAATTGAATTCTGGTAATAAGTCAGCATCTCCATCAATAACCCAAAACATTTTTGTATAACATTTTTTCGCGGCTTTGATGTGTGCTTGGTGTATTCCTTTTACACCATGAACTCTTTTAGTATTAGGATAACGTTCTAGTAAACGTTTATATCTTTCATCTGCATCAGGTTCATTATAACTTATAAAAACTGCATCATACATAAGGTTCCAACTCGTTTGCTAACTGCTCATGTACTGTTCTATCAGGATGGCAGTTATCAGGAAATTTGTCACTCTTTTCCATTGTTTTAATAGTATCTTCGTAAGCATCTACTATTTTTTTAAAATTTGATTCAGGAGCAGATTTAATTATTGCACTTGCATCTGCTAGATCTGTTCTTGCACGTCTTAATAAATTTATTGTAGGCCAACTACTCATTAAAGGTATTTCATGACCTAGTACTTTATCCATCCAGTTACGATGAACATACTTTATAAAATTATA